GCCTTTGCTTGGTAGTCCGATCCTGACACCCAGGGTACTCCAAAAGTACCCGGGTATCGAGGATCGGGTGTTCCCGGAAGATAAATGTGCGGGAAGACGGGCTTGATGATATCCTCTAACCTACGGTCGCCCCCAAGGGGGCGGACGGAAGGCCAAGAGGCCACCAATCGAGAACGCATCTTCCTGACACGACTGATCCGGGCCCAGAGCGTAGGCTTAATCTCACCGAGCCACGTAAGCGGCATGGCGAGAGAAAGCATACTCTGGCCCAGGACGGACTGGTCAGCGATAAAATCGTTGACCGGGCCACAGTCGTACCAAGGGGCTTGGCCCCTCCACAGCTTCTCAGGCATCCTGTGCCCGCGGCGGTGGGGCACGCGGTCGAGAAGACCGCGGGCATCCTCCGCAGCTTCGGCACAGGTCACCTTGTCATGGTACATCGAGAAGGACTCAGGGTTGCCAGTTAACTGGACAGCCATGGCCTTCCGGACGAACTTGGAGGCCAGCCTCTTCAGGCGGGCACCAGGTCCATCCGCGGTGATGAAGCCGTAACCACCCCAGACTCTGGGGAGGACCGGAGTCGAGAACCGTAAGGTTCTGACCTGGTCCGACCAGAGAGTGGTTTGGACGGCCCACACTTTGCCGATGTAATCATGCCAATCGGTCCAGGGCGCGAGGTGGTAGGATTGGATAACCAAACTCTCCACCACCGCCCCGGCCGCCGAGGCCAGGACCCCTGCAGGGACGGTTTGCACCGCACCTACATGGAGCCCATCCTCGGGGTAGACCAGGCCCCTCAACGTGAGGGCGGGAGAAATCCTCAACCGCCCCCAGTTGGGAGCCTGGAGCTCGAGAAGCTCTTCCAAGAACACACCTCTTAACCTATCTCCTTGAGAACGAAAGTGCTTCCCTGGTGACAGGGAAGCCCCAGTCCTACGGAGAAGATCGTCATAAGCATCCGCGACTCGAGAGTCGAGGAGTATTATGGCGTCATCGCCGCAGAACTGGGCCCTCGCAGGCGGGACGCTGCCGGGCTGGTCCGGAAGGACCGACGCGACAGCCTCCCCAAAGACGAAGGCGTGATAGAGGTGCAAGAGCGACCAAGTCGTTGGGAGTCCCATGAGGACCCCACGGCTCGTCCGCTCGAACACTTCATTCTCGCCACCCCAGCTCACGAGCTGAGGGCCTGCGAGGACTCGCAGCACTTCCATCTCTTCGGGCAAGAGCCGACCCGACCCCTCGAGGCCATCAATGATGGCGGAGAGGAGGTCGAGTGGCAACAAGTCCGATGCGGTCTTCAGGTCAGACGACAGGAGTACGCGTCCCCTAGGGGACTCGTGCTCGAGGAATCTGAGATGAGCGCCATCGCCTGCCAGGACCCCCCGGACAAGGGGGTCCCGGCGTAGCCCTAAGAAGAG